TATCAAGTTCTTGGTTTGGACATAATCGCCACCCACTTAGAACTTTACCCTCAAAGTCGCTAGTATTATCATCCCAAGGGACAGTCATAGGATAAAAATAGTTATTCCTAAACTGATTGATAATTCTACGAAAATACTTATTCGTTTCTTTACCAAAGATATACTTCGCAACGTGAAGTGAACTTTCATATGCTTTTTGGTCTATTGCTAGACCCTCTTTTAAATCCTTATCTGATTTAATACCGCTTGGATGCTTCGTTGTAAGTCGCACCAAAGTCGCATTTTCAGATAAAGTATTTGCATTTTCTTTTTTCATAATTAATTCCTCCAAGAATTATTTATTAATAAATTCTGATTTCATGCTTTTGCACTCATCAGTTGGGACATACATCCCAATATCAGAATGAGCGGAAAAGGAATATTTACCAGTCAATAATAAATATTCCCTTGTCGCTGTGTAAGTTTAGATTTCTAAATCTTGGTTATCAATCTTAAACTTAGAATATACATCGCACTCTTTGAGTTCGTTTCTAAGTCCAGTTATTTTTCTAACAAAGAATATTGAGAATTCTACAGTTGAAAGTTGCTTTAAATAGTTCAAAGCATTTTCAAAGAAATCATAAACATCGTTATCATTCGCTCCATTAATTGCAGTTGTTAATGCAATTGTTGTCGCATAGCAAAGACCCGCATCATCTACAATTTCAACATCCTTTCCTTTACATATATCAGATATGTTTGGAACATCATTTTGAAGTGAGATAAAGTTCATCAATTCAATAGCGGATTCTTGTCCAACATCGCCCTCAAACAATTTTTGCATCAATCGTTTTGGCGGGTCAGTTTTCAAAGTATCGCTTAACCTTGCCCAACTTCTTGGACTTGGTTGTGGGTCATTACATTTGGGGTCGAAGTCCCATAATAGTTGTGGCATAAATCTAATTAGACCTTGAACATTCAAGTCAATGTCGTTGTTATCAGCCCACGCTAACCAGTCATTCACATCGTGAGTAAACTGAATAGCAGTAGTCCTATCTTGACAATGCCTAAGTATTTTATTTGCTCCGCTTCTATCAGTATGTCTATTACCCGCTAAGACAATTTTCCACCCACTAGGAAAAACATAATCGCCAATTCTTCGCTCTTCGTTTTTACCTTTTGGGTCAAGTAATTGTCCTATCGTTGCTTGAACGCTTGAATGTGCTTGAGCAAATTCATCAAGAAAAAATAGACCCTCGCCACCTCTAGGCAAGTTGCCTAGAAATGCTTTCTTTTGAGTTCCCTCTTCAATGTAAGGTAACCCTCCCAAGTCAATACTTTCAACTAATCCCAATCTAAAAGAGATAAAACCAAATTCATCTTCTTTTGGATTAATGTTATCAGTCAAAGTACGACTATTTGCTATTTCCTCCGCAATTTCTTTAACTATTGCGGATTTACCAACTCCAGTACCACCAATTAAAAAGGGAATATTACTCCCTTTTAAAATATGTAGACATGAAGTTTTTGCTTCACTAGGTTTAAACATAATTAATTCCTCCAAGAATATATAAGTTTAATATTTGTTAGCAATTTGCTAACACCAATAACACCCTTATTATAGGGTCAGCCTATTACTAGATACTGGTTTAATGTTTTCATAGCATTTCATCTAATCATCAGTTGGTTTGAATTATCTTATCTATTTCTTTGATAAGTTCTTTAGCACTAGAAGTTTCTTTTAAAGTTTCCCATTCTTCACTATCCACTATGTGTTCAAGTGTATCTTTAATATCTTCTAATAGTTCTTTATCAATTTTCATAATTTAACCCTCCAAGGTTATAATATTGTTATTCGCTATCAAATTGATAGCACCAATAACACCCCAAATAGTTGGGATGTTTTCATAGCATTTCATCTAATCATCAGTTGGTTTAATAAGTTTTGATATATCTATCAAATACTTGTTCATGTATTTCATTTTTATTTTTGACATTTAGGGTATCAAAATGTCTTTGACTTTCCAATGAACCATCAAGAGCATTACAAAATATATCAAAACATTTATCGCAAACTCCTTCATCTTCATATGCAATATTAGTTCTACAATAATCACATTTACATTTACTCATAATTTAACCCTCCAAGGTTATAGTTTCTTGCACCCAAAATTGGATGCTCTTCAGTATGTTAATTCATAGACTATTGGAGTAGTCGCAACTGGAAGTTATCGTTTCCGCATCCATGCTTTTGTTTCAACCTATATCGAGGTCTTTCAGCACTTCTAATGGTACGCATTTTGTTATGTAGCTTCTCTCTATCTACAAGGGTAATTCTTGAGACCCTTAACCAAGTTCGTATATTAATAATGTGATACTGCTTCTTGGTAGTTGCTTAAATTTGTCTAATAAATGTTTCTCCTTTTTTGTCTGTGTTGAAACATTATATGCATACTTTGAACATCATTTCAAACATTATATTAATTATTTACCAGTCCACCATTTTTGCTATCGTTTTGTGAGCATTATATTTTCTTCATATCTGAGATAAGATTTCAGTATGAGCGAAGAAGAAAAACCAAATCTGAAAGTAGTTAAAAAAGAAATTGAATTAACGATAAAGCAAAGGCAGTTCGTGGATGAAATTATCAAGGGCAAGTTGGGTAGTTATAAAGAAGCATATGCAAAGGTTTATGATGTCGCTCTAACTAAGCAAGGGAAGATACCAAAATGGGTAGAAGTAGAAGCAAGTCGTTTAGTTGCAAACCCTAAGATAGCAATAAGCATACAAAGGGCTATTGAACGCAAAGAGCAGTCAGCAGTTGCTAGTAGTCTCAGAACAAGAAACTATGTCATAGACCAACTCTATCGTGAGAGCAAAGAAGCGGATAGTGATGCGACTAGAGTTAGAGCATTGGAATTACTAGGCAAAAGTGTATCGCTGTTTAGTGATGTCGTTGAAACCAAAGAAGCAAGAACAAGCGATGAAGTTGAAGCGGATATTGAAGAGCGAATAGAAGCATTACTTAACAAACAATAGTCAATCATCAACCAACTATCTAATAGAGCATTATGCGGTCTGTGTGTGTGCTGTATGTGGTCTGATTTTGGGATGCACTATATATAGTGTGAAACACAACATATGGTATTCCAGATGGTGGCCGCAAACACAACATATTGTGGTTCTATAAAGAGACCCCCTCCCCCCTTTTTAAATTGCAGGTACTTGACTATCATATATACATAGTGATATGCACAGGATATTAGTTACTTTCATACCCCCCCCTATGTATTGCATTTTGATAGCGTTTTTTGTAAGTTTCATATATAATTTCTCTAGGAAACGGCTAAGGGACCCTAGACCCCCCATATTATTTTTAAAAAATAGTTGTTTTTCCTGTGAAGATGTGCAATTATGTTAAAATCTAGCGTGATTTACATCCAGTAGGTACCTACTTGTAAGGTATTTACTTGCTAAGTGCCACTAACTGGTAGTAACTTAGTAAGTTTTTAGTTTTAGGAAGTGTCTACTTACTATCTAGTATAGGAGATGTATGAGTAACCAAATATTAAGTCAAGTACAAAACCTTTCTTTGGATGAGAAGAGAGAGTTACTAGGTTTATTAGATGAATTAGAAGATGCTAAAGCCCGAGAGAAGTGTGCAGATGAGTATATGTCCTTTGTTAAGGAGATGTGGACTGCATTTATAGAGGGTCCCCATCATAAAATTATGGCGGATGCCTTTGAAAGGGTAGCTAATGGCGATTTAAAGCGTTTAATTATCAATATGCCACCTAGACATACCAAATCCGAGTTTGCATCTTTCCTATTACCTGCATGGTTCCTGGGAAGTAAGCCAGAAAAGAAGATTATTCAGACCGCACATACCGCAGAATTAGCTGTAGGCTTTGGTAGGAAGGTTAGAAACCTTGTAGGAAGCAAAGATTATAAGAAAATATTCCCCAATGTTAGTTTGCAGTCGGATTCCAAAGCTGCGGGTCGTTGGAATACGAATAAAGGCGGTGAATATTTCGCTATTGGTGTAGGAGGAGCAGTTACTGGTAAAGGTGCTGACCTACTCATCATAGATGACCCGCACTCTGAGCAAGAAGGAGCTTCAGCAGACATAAATGTCTTTAATCGTACCTATGAATGGTACACATCTGGTCCTAGACAGCGTTTACAGCCTAATGGTGCAATCGTTGTAGTGATGACAAGATGGCATAACAAGGATTTAACGGGTCAAGTGGTAGATGCTAGTATAAAGCGTGGCGGAGCCGACCAATGGGAAGTAATTGAACT